CTATTCCGCCGAGAATACGATTCCCTTTTGCACCACCCAAGGCTGTTCCGCGATCGCCGACATATCCTTCAGAGACACCGACGGTGACCTTCGCGCAATCAGGATCTGCTCCAGCACAGCCGGGGCCAGATAGGCCAGCTTCATCGTGCGCCTGATGAACGCGGGCGTGACGCCTTCGGCCTCGGCGATATCCGACAATGTGGAAACTGCCCCGCTTTCCAGCTTCCGCCGCCAGCTCCACGCTCTCGCGACCGCCTTCAGCACGTGCGGGTCGATCCCGCCGCCGGTGTCGGGCACCAAGTCGGCTGGCGGCACGATCTTCGGCCGTCCGTTGCGCTTGCGAATGGTGAGCGGGATGAACACCCGCATGGTGGTGGATGCGCTCATGCTGCTTGTCTCCGTTCGGGGGTGACCATTTCCCGGATCACCGACCCGAGACCTTCGGTGCGCAGATCGACCGCAAGGCCGTCGGCGCTGACCGTGACCCGCTCAATCAGCAGCCGGGCGATCCGGGCCTGCTCGGCCGGGAACAGCGATTCCCAGAGACTATCAAAGCCCGACAAGGCGGTGACCACGTCCTGCTCGTCGATGTCCGGATCGTTCCGGCGTGCTGCCTCCATCGCCCGCGCCGCGATTTCCGGCGTGCGCAGCAGCGACCGGATGTGTTGGACTACGGCTGCTTCCACCATGCCGGCATTCAATCGGACAAAGCTGTCGCGGCCCTCACACGCCCGGTTCCGAATGGCATCCATCGAGGTGTAGTAGCGGTAATGCCGACTACCCTTTTTTGTCACCGTCGGTGTCATGGCGATGCCGCGATCCGTGAAAATCAGTCCCTTGAGCAGCGCCGGGGTCTGGGTGCGGGTGTTGGCCGCCCGCTGGCGCGGACTTTCCTGCAGGATGGCATGGACCTGATCCCACAGCTCAGGCGTGATGATGGCCTGATGCTCGCCGGGATAGCTGGTGCCCTTGTGCACGGCCTCGCCGAGATAGAGTCGATTTCGGAACAGCTTGTACAGGAACCCCTTGTCGATAAGTTTGCCCCGCTTGTTCAGGGTGCCGCCCGCCACCAGTTCCCGGGTCAGCAGGGTCGCCGATCCCAGTTCGACAAAGCGCTGGAACATGTGCCGGATCGTGGCGGCTTCGGCCTCGTTGATGACCAGCTTCCGATCAACGACATCGTAACCCATCGGCACGAACCCGCCCATCCACATGCCTTTTGCACGGCTGGCAGCGAACTTGTCGCGGATCCGTTCGCCGGTGACCTCGCGCTCGAACTGGGCAAATGACAGCAGGATGTTCAGCGTCAGCCGACCCATGCTGGTCGTGGTGTTGAACGCCTGCGTCACCGATACAAACGTCACGTTGTTGCGGTCGAACGCCTCGACCAGCTTGGCAAAATCCATCAGCGAGCGTGACAGGCGGTCGATCTTGTAGACGACAATGACGTCGACGAGACCGGCCTCGACGTCTTCCAGCAGGGCCTTGAGACCGGGGCGTTCGAGCGACCCGCCGGAATACCCGCCGTCATCGTAGCGTTCGCGCATGCACGCCCAGCCTTCGGCACGCTGGCTGGCAATGTAGGCCTCGCAGGACTCGCGCTGGGCGTCGAGGCTGTTGAACTCCATATCGAGCCCCTCTTCGGAGCTCTTGCGGGTGTAGACGGCGCAGCGCAGGCGCCGCCGGGGTGCCGTATCGGTCATGCTGCGTCCTTCCGTTCCCGCAGGCCAAAGAAGCGGTAGCCGTTCCACTGGGTGCCGGTGATGTCCCGGGCGATCGCCGACAGCGATTTGTAACGGCGACCCTGCCAGTCGAACCCGTCCTTCAGCACGGTGATGACGTGCTCAGTCCCGTCCCATTCCCGCACCAGTCGGGTGCCGATCACCGGGTTGCGCGGGTCGGCGATGACCGACTTCCGCACCTTCTTGCCCTCGACCTCGTCGGCCAAGGCATCGAGCAGCTGGCGCACCGGCTTCGACAGGCCGCCGAAGGTCAGCTCCTGGATCCGGTAGGCCAGCCGTTGCTCGAGGAACGAGCGGCTGTTGTTGGGCGCTTCTGTCTCGAACAGCTTTGCCCATTCGGCCTTCAGCTGTTTGACCGACATCTCCTTCAGCGCCGCCAGCCGGGCCAGCACCTGCGCTTTGTCATCCTGTTTTTGCATTATCGTCCTCCGTTCCGGGCCTTTGCCCGGGGACGACTGACGCTCTTGGCCGGCGAGATTGCGAGTGAACTATCTCCACCGTGGGCAGATATAGAACTGGACTGTTCGCGCAGGCGCAGGACGCCGGCGGCAACGATGCGCCCCAACTCGGCGATGCGAGCCTCGGCGGTCATCGTGGACGGACAGATGCCGTTTCCTCTGCTCATGCCGCGACCCTCGGCTGTGCTCCGGATACCAGCCGAATGATGGCATCACGGTTCCAGTGGAACTTCAGCTGGCAGTTGGCGTCGTATTTGGAATAGCCGAAGTCCATCGGCGACACCTCGATCCCGGCCCGGCGCAGGCAGCCGAGCTGCTTTGCGGATGCCGGCTCCTTCAGCCAACGCCGGCTCTTGGCCGCTGCCAGGCTGCTTTCGGCCGAGCGCAGAAAATCATCCGCTTCCGCCAGCGCCTGGACACGAGTGCCGATCGCGATCTTGCGCGGCGCACCGGCCTTCGGTCCGCCGAGTGCGTGCCACAAGGTGCCATCGTGGAAAACACCGGCCCAGGCATCGAAGCCGCTCGCGATCAGCGACTCCCCATCACCCCGGATATCGCACCACTGGAACGGAGACTGGTTGAGCAGATCGATTTCGAGCAGATCGAAGTCGGTCAGAAGGCGCTTTTCGCCAACTTCGCGGGCGAAGGTGTGCCCGCAGAAAGGACATTCTCCTGCGCCCAGCGGGATTTCCGCCTGACAGTCAGGACAGGACTTGTAGGGCGCTTCTCCGGGCTGTCCGTCATCATCGTCGAGCGAGATTTCCTGTTCGAGGCAGCCATGACGGATCGCCGCGCCGGCAAAGTCGAGAATGACGCAGTCGGTCTTGATGATGCCGGGATAGCGCTGGGGGTCGACCTTGCGCAGCCCGCGCCCGATGGCCTGAATGAAGGTGCCCTTGTGCAGCATTGGCCGCAGGATGCCGATGCACCCGACTGGCTGGCTGTCGAACCCTTCGGTCAGCACCATGCAGTTCGTCAGGACCTGTACTTCGCCGCGATCAAAGCGGGCAATGAGATCGGCGCGGTCGGCGCCGGCCATGTCGCCCGAGATGGTCTCGGCAGTGATTCCCGCAGAGCGGAAGGCGGCGGCCACGGCGTCAGCATGATCGACAGTGGAGCAGAAGAAGATGCTGCGCCGGTCACCGGCCTTCTCGCGCCAGTGCTGCACCACTGCGTCATTGAGCACTGACCGGTTCAGCACCTTGTCGGCTTGGCGCATGTCGAAGTCACCAGCCATGGAATTGATCCCGGCGAGCTCGTCGTTCACGCCCAGATCCATGGTGTAGGTCCTGGGCGGGACAAGAATGCCGCGTGCAATCAGCGTGCCGATTTTCAGCTGATAGCCGATGTTGTCGAAGGTCTGGCGGAGCGACCGGCCATCACCGCGACTGGGCGTTGCCGACAGTCCGAGGATCTTCACGTCGGGATTGATCCGACGAATGTCCCTGACGATGTCGAGGTAGCCGGAAGCTGCGGCGCGGTGGCATTCGTCGATAATCAGGTGAGAGACATGCCCAAGATCGGCGCGGCGGCCAGCCCGCGCGAGGGTCTGGACGCTGCCGAAAATGAGCTGCCCGGACCAGTCGTTCTGGGAGGCTTTGACGATCGACGACCGCAGGCCCGTAATGCCCGTGATGGCGGCAAGGTTCTGCTGGACCAGCTCATCCGTATGCTGGAGCACCAGCACCCGGGCATTGCGTTCGGCTTCGACCTCTTCGCCGATATAGAACCCGGCCACGGCCGTCTTGCCGGCGCCGGTGGGCAGCATCAGGATGGTATTGCCATGGGCAGCCGTCCGCGACCGGGCGGCATCAACTGCCGCCCGCTGGTAGTCCCTGGGGATCATGGTGATTGCTCCCGTTACTGGGCCCAGAACGGCGCGTTGCCGTTCGGGGAAGTGTTGGGCGACGTGGCAGGAGCCGTTGCAGGCGCTGCGGCATAGGCGGCGGGCGCGGTGCCCATGAGGGCCGCGTATTCGGGATGCTGGGGGCCGATGGCGGCAACGATTACGTTGCGGCCCTGATCATTCGGATCGTTCTTGTCGCGCTCGATGCCAATCTTGGCGATGAACGTCAGCCCGCTCATGTCACCGAAGCTGCGGATGCTGCGCTTGGCGCGGGCCTGTTCGGAGGTGTCGTCAGAGCGGACACCATGCGCGGATTCGAGGATGCCGCGCAGCAACGCGCGCCCCCGGTTGGCATAGGTGTCTTCGGCACCCGTACCGGCATTGCGGCCGCGAAACCCGATGCGGGTGTAAATGCGGCGACGCGCATTCGGGCCATCAGCGATGACCGCCTCGCTGTTGAGATAAAGGGCGGAACTGCTGCGGCTCTGGGTCAGCCAGCCTTCGGGGCCTGCACCGCCGGGGCGGATGGTCAGGCAGACCTTGGCGAGTGTGTTGGCCGGAATGAGGGCGAAGGCCGAGTCCTGGGTGTCGGCGGTGTTGAAATCCATATCGGTCATGGTGTCAGGCTCCGGGCTGCGTGGTGTCAGGATTGGTGGGGAGTTCGAAATCGAGCCGGGCTGCCGGCGGGCCAGCGAGCGGGCCACGGATCTTGTCCATCAGGCGACCCAGGTGGGCCGGCTCGATCGCGGTCAGGCGGCCGGACCGGTCCTTGGCTGGAAAGCCGAACTCGTTGAGGGTCGTGCAGACGAAAGCCCGGTACGGTGCACCTTCGGCCGGACGGATGTCCGCCAGGGTCACGATCTCGTCGACGATGCCAGGCAGTTCCAGGCCGGTCTTGCTGCCCTCGATCTGCAGCGAGAAATACGGCCGGTTGAAATCATCCAGCCGCTTGTCGAGCAGACCGACGAGCCAGACATTCTTGTCCGGCGTGTGCTGGAGGTGGGTCAACCACCCGATCATCTCCTGACCGAGCAAGCCGTAGGCCCCGCGCATATCGGCCTTGCCGCTGCGATCGGACATGGCCTGCGGCTGCCCCTTTGCCCATTGCATGCAAAGGCGCGAGGCGACCGTGATGCTGTCGACGAAGATCGTGTCGTACTTGTCGAGGATGTTCGGCGGACCGAAGGCATTACACACCCGGGCATAGTCGGCCCGGCTGTAGGTCTGATCGTCGCGCATCGCGGGATTGGGGCCGCCGATCCAGCAGGCCAGATCCCGCGCGCGATTCCAGTCGCGGATCCGGATCTCATCGCCGGGCCAGCCCTGCACGGCCAGTTCACCCGCCTCGAGGTTGATGAACAGCGTGGTGTCCGGGTTGAGAGTCCAGAGCTGGGAGGTCTTGCCGATCCCGGAGATGCCGGTCAGCACGCCCTTGATCCCGCGGCGCTCGCGCATCCGTTCGTCGGCGGTGATGATCTGCAGCGGGGCGCTGCTGAAGGCGGCGCTCACTTGCCGCTCTCCAGATCACGCAGGGCGGCCGCGACCGCATTGTCGTAGCCATGGGCGCCCTGGCGCCGGGCACGTTTGACGATTTCCGCCAGCCCGTAAGCGATGCTGTTGAGAGCGCTGGCCTGACGGGAGATCGCCACTTCCGCGAAAGCCACTTCGTCGAGCGTGGCTTCCTCGGTAGGAATGTAGGCTGCGGGGTCATCACCCATCGCGGGCACGGTCAGGATTTCAGGGACATCGCGCAGCCAGAGGGACTTGCGCAGGCGCTTGAGAGGCGGAGTAAACATGTTGGTCACCTTGTTTCGTCAAAGGGACCAGGGTTCGTCAGGTAGTCATCTGCCGGGCCCGACGCCGCCCTGGAGCACGCGGTCGGGTTATTCCCCCGAGGGGGTGTTCTATTCGCCCGAAGGCCCGGCATGATCTTGCGAGGTGGCGACCGGCGCTTGCCGTCGTCCTCTGCTGGTCACCTACCGGCGGGCGGAATGAACTGTCGGGATGCCGCCCAGATATTCCTGCAAACCCGCGACCGCGGCGTCCGCGCGCAACTGGTGCATCCGCTCGTAGATGGTGGAACGGTGCAGACCGGCGTCACGGGCGGCGGCGCTGACATTGTCGGCGGCGAAAATACCGGCGTAGCGACGCAGCACCGGAGACAGGCTGCCCAGAAACCGGCCGACATCGCGCGCCAGGCCGATGCGGATTTCAGCAGGCAGGTACGGCTCGGCGTACAGTCCGTCGGCTTCTGGGATGCTGGCGCCCATCGTTTCGGCATCTTCGTCGCCGTCGGCCGACAGATGCACGTCGATGGAAATCATGATCCGCTCGGCGCGCAACCGTGCGGTGGGGGCCATCAGCGATGCGACACGGTGGTTGATGATGCGGTCTGCGAAGGTTTCGAATGACGCGCGCGCCGGGTCAAAATGGACCTGCCGCTGCAGGAGATCGAGCATCAGCTCCTGCTCGATGTCGGCCTGATCCATGCCTGGCAAACGGCCACTGCGGGCCAGCCTGCGGGCATGATGCCGGATATTTCGCACTACTCGTGATGGGACTCCATCGTAACGGTTCTGATACTCCACGGGGTTTCGCCTTGATCCAGCGGACCAGCTCGAAGGCTGGAATGCTGGTGACGGCGAAATTTCGTTGAGGCCCCAATTTCGGCTGCTTCAGACAAAGAAAAACCGCCGGAAAATGGCGGTTTCCGGCGGTTGGGTTGGCAAGAAAAAACTCGAAAAAAGTCAGTCGTCGTCAACGAAATTTCGTTGGTGTGCGCCTTGACGTCCCTGCTTCAGGCCATCGGCGTTCGTGACGTAAAGCGCGACGTAGGAACCGTCTCTGACCTCAATCGGGTCATCCTTGATGCCGAATGCTGCGATCAGCTTTTTGGAGAGCGCCTGCTTTTGTTTCTGCAGTTTTGCCTCGGAGGGAAAAGGGATTGTCCCGCGCCCGATCGCGATGGCCTTTAGCATCACCCATTGATTGGTGGGCTTGCCGCTATTGGCTTTCGTCATGCCCAGCTGGGCGGGTTCAAATCGTTTCGTATCGCCACCGTAGGTTATGTTGATCACTTCGTCAGACTGAAAAACGATCTTCATCTTGGGCCATGTAGCATCGGGGGGCAGCTGCCAGAGCAATTCAGAGGCAGGGCTTTGCAAAGACTGGCTGATGGCGTTCTCCATCTTGGCCAGCAGATCCGTTACAACGGCAGCCGCACAAACATTGTGGGCATCGTCCGCCAAGAGAGCATCATCGAGGGCCCGATACTCGGTGCCGATGCGGGCCAGATGTCGTTTCTGGTCCTCGGACAGGGTGTGCGCTGTCGGCACCAGAAGCAGCTGTGGTTGAGCCACTTCCTGCAGCAGATCGAATACCGCCAGCCCCCTTTCTGGCTGACTACCACCTTGGAAAAGGCCGAACACGGTGACGCTGCGGCCCGCCACGACGCCGCGGCTGCCGATCGCAAACAGCCCCCCTGGAAGCGGCTTTTGCTGCGCAGGCGTGAGGTTCAGCGTATCGCAGATCATCGCGGCAAATTTCGCGCGATCGACACGCTGCATTTGGATGTCCGCGAGCGTAACCTCAAGGGTATCGCAGACCGCCGGGATATCCTGGCATTCCGCGATCATCCGGCCACCGGACAATTCGATGACCTTGCGGGGGCAAAATTCTCCGGCACCGGACGGACAATCAACCGAGGCTGCACGTCGGCCTGTGTTGACCAGTAGCGGCCTTACAACCTCCCATTCGCCGGGATGACCACCACGCCAGCTGATGGCGGGCATGCCCATATCCGTCAGCATGTCGAGCGTTTCCCAGAAGTTGGTTAGTTTCCGCACCGTGATCATTCATCTCCTGCCGAGCAGAATCCACGAGCAGCAAGCCACTGTTCGATCAGATCGCTATCATCGTCCCGGTCGTAACGGGCAATGTTGGGCAACCGGATCGTGACCGACCTGTCCTTCGACGAATTGGCAAACCGTACCTTGAAACCGACGCTCGTGATCTTTCCGCTCCGCAGCCGTTCAGGCCATTTGTCGGCGAAAGCGGCAAAAATGTCATCAGCCTTGCGAATTTCCCGTTCGGCAAACCCGCCCCAATATTTCTGCACTTCGACCAGAACAACGCGATCGATCCCCTCGATATCGTCACAGGCAAGAGCATCGGGACCATGATTGAGGAGCGGGTCGAAGTTGTATTTGGCGCCTTTCCCGAAATGGTCCGGGTCGTTGAAGAGGACAAACCCCAGAGTATGCAGGTAAAGATCCGTCTCACCCTTGGTCGAAGTGTGGACCCCGATCTCACCACTATTTTCATCGTAGACCAGAACGTCATGCTGCTGGGGGCGATAGAGTTCGGTCGCGGTTTCGCCGCTATCCTGATGTTTGCCTTCCCGCCGCATAGGAAGACCGTGGCGGACGAGCATCCAGACCCGATGATCGCGGCGAAAGGTCAGGAACCGCGTGCCTCGCCCTTTGCGCTTGCTGGAGAACCATTCGTCGAAAGTGGCCTGGATTTCGAGAGTCTGGCCCTCTGACACCTCGGGGAACGGCTGCGGTTCTGCCGTGCGTCCGCTGAAATATTCGAACTTCTTCTGATTGAAGACAACGGCACGGTTATGGGAATCACGAAGCAGATCCGGACGCAGGAGCCAGATTTGCACAGCCACGTCGGCCGGTGTCGCGTCGTCGCTGTGCGCCAGATCGAGCCCGTTTGTCCGCGCCATATTGAGCAGGTCCTCGATCCGCAGATCGCTAGCGGATTCGTGGATGAAATAGAGCGCATCGACCAGTTCGGTCGGGGTTTCGTCGGTCGGCGTCATCAACACGCTGCTCAGCCGGTCGAACGGAAACTCATCCTCGTCGTCGATCAGTTCGACACCGCGCCCGGCTAGATACTCGGACCACGGACTGAATAGAGCCACAAGGTTGGCGGCCGAGATGTTCTTCAGGCGATCGGCTTTGGTGAATAGACGAGGATTGAATGTCGGCATGTAGGCTCCGGGCTGTTTGGGGGATGGCGTCACCAACAAATTTATCGCCCGTGATGCACTTGCCAAGGGGGTAAGTTCCTTTTCTGTTCTCCCGACAGTCCAAAGGGCGCGCCGGTAAGTGACAGGACCATCTGGAGTCCTGTCAAATGCACCGTTTTCTGAGGATTTTTAGCGGACTACGTGTCCGATCCCGGGTCGCCAGCTATCAACTGGCTATCCACATAAATCGCTCCACAGACCCGACCATTCTGGTGGTCGGAGCCGTCGCAGCAGCGAATCATTTGCCCACCCTAACGCTGGTGGTCCTGACCGGGATGGCCGGCCATGGATAATCCCGGCGATCGCGAACGCGCGGCCCTCATCGCCGCGATGAAAAGCATGGGCAGCGCAATGGCTGGGATCGGCTGGCACCGGCGCTTCAACGAACTGACCGACCAACAGGCGGCCGCCCTTGCCGAAGCAGCCGTCGACGGCTTCCAGCGGTCGATGTGGGAGAGCGCACCGGAGGTGCCGTTCTGATGGACCCGCTCGATTTCAACCACCGGGAGAAACCTCCCCAGTTCGTCGATGTGGTGAACGCCCGGATCGACACCGCGCTCACCTTGGAAAACAGCACGCGCGAACCGCGGGCATACCTTGGCGGCAGCAGGCTTGGCGAAAGCTGCGCCCGTAAGCTGCAGTATGAATATCTGAAGGTCCCGCGCGATCCCGAACGGGAGTTCAATGGCAAGACCCTGCGGATTTTCGCGGTGGGCCACGTGTTCGAGGACCTTGCTGTCGACTGGCTGACTAAGGCCGGATACGACCTGCGCACGCGCAATTCATCGGGCGACCAGTTCGGATTTGCCGTCGCGGACGGCCGGGTTCGGGGGCACATCGATGGCGTCATCGTGGCAGGTCCGGACGACCTGGCCGTCCCGGCGTTGTGGGAGTGCAAGTCCGCCAACGCGAAGAACTGGCGAGACATCGTGAAGCGCGGAGTGGCTGTCTCGAAGCCCGTCTACGCTGCGCAAATCGCGCTCTACCAAGCCTATCTCGGCCTCACGGACCATCCGGCCGTATTCACCGCGATCAACAAGGACACCTGCGAGCTCTGGCATGAGCTGGTGCCGTTCAACGGCGCGTTGGCGCAGGCCTGCAGCGATAAGGCCGTGCGGATCCTGCAGGCATGCGACGCCGGTGAATGGCTCCCACGCGTCGCGGCTGATCCCGATCATTTCGAATGCACGTGGTGTGACTGGAAGCAGCGGTGCTGGTCATGATGGCGGCTGACAACGAAGCGGTACAGCCGCCCGTCAAACCAGACGCCGCAATGATCGCGACCTTCACCGACATGGTGTTGGGCTATTGCGAGCATTTCGTCCCCGTCCGCGCGCTTGCCGAAAAAGGCGGCGGCGATCACATGCCTCACACCCCTTTCATGGAAAACGATGCCGAATTGGCGGGGAAGCTGGCGGTCCAGGCCAGCTGGGCGGCCGACAATGGCATGGCCCTGTTCGTGGTCCCGGGGACTGTGCTGGCGGCTGGTGAAGCCAAGGCCGAGCATATTGCCCAGACCCAGGTGGTGCTGGTCGATCTCGATCATGGCGACATCGGCGCCAAACGAGATCACCTGGCGCGGTATTTGGGTGAACCCAGTCTCGAGGTTGCATCGGGCGGCATCACGCCAGAGGGCCAGCGCAAGCTGCACCTCTACTGGCGACTGTCCGAACCGGCCGAGGGCGATGATATAACCACCGTCTGCCGTGCCCGGCACATGATTGCCTGCAAGGTTGGCGGTGACCCATCGTTCCGCTCGCCGCACCAGCCGATCCGGGTGGCAGGTTCTGTACACGCAAAATCCGGCACGCAGCGGCTGGTTGAAATCCTCCACTGCCGGACGCGGGATCATGATCTCGGCGACCTGGTCGAAGCTGTGATGGCCATGCCTCCGCTAGAGGGGGAAGTTCCGTCAGATCTCGATTTCAACAACGCTGGCGTGACTTCCGGAGCGGTGACTGAGCTGTTCAGCCATGTTGTCCGCGAAGGCGGCGTTGACGGCACCACCCGCTTCGAGGCCCTGTCGCGGATCATTGGTTACTGGATCCGTCGGTGCCGCGAAGGCCATGTTACCGCGGCCCAAGCGTGGGCTGAAATTGTCGATTACAACAGCGCCCGCATCGATCCGCCCTGGGAGGAATCGCGCCTTCGGCACGAGGCCGAGAAGATATGGAAGCTCGACAGCGCCAACTACGGCGAGGACTATCTTGATGCAGATCCCGGTAGCGGACCACCCCAAGGTGGCGGCCACAGCGGCGGGAGTTCGGCTCCAGTCCAGTTGACCGAAGATGCCTTGGCTGAGGCGTTCACCGACCAGCATGCGGAGGATTGGCGATACGTCGCGGCCTGGGGTCAGTGGCTGAACTGGTCGGGCACGGTCTGGCGGAAGGAGGACACGCTGCAGGCCTATGACCTGTCGCGGCAGATCTGCCGGGCAGCAGCCCGCAAGGCGGCGAGCGCCAAGCTGAAAGCCAAGCTGTCGTCGGCATCCACTATTGCAGCCGTCGAACGTATCGCTCGGGCGGATCGCCGCCATGCCGAGACCACCGAGGTCTGGGATCGCAACCCCTGGGCGCTGAACACGCCGGCAGGGATCGTCGATCTCCAATCCGGGCTTCTCGGCTCGCATGACCGCCCGGCCTACATGACCAAGATCACCAGCGCGTCACCGCAGGGAGATTGTCCGGTCTGGCTGGAGTTCCTTGATACCGTCACCGGCGGCGATGTCGAACTGCAGCGCTACCTTCAGCGCATGGCGGGCTACTGCTTGACCGGTGTCACGACCGAGCATGCCCTGTTTTTCCTCTATGGCACGGGCGCCAACGGCAAGTCGGTGTTCGCCAACACCCTGACTGCGATAACGGGTGATTACGCAACGGTCGCAGCGATGGACATGTTCATGGCGAGCCACGGCGATCGCCACCCGACTGATATGGCGGGCCTGCGGGGCGCGCGGGTCGTCTCCGCCATCGAAACTGAACAGGGCAGCCGCTGGGCCGAGAGCAAGCTGAAGGCATTAACCGGCGGCGACAAGATCACCGCCCGGTTCATGCGGCAGGATTTCTTCGAGTTCATGCCCCAGTTCAAGCTGCTGGTGGTCGGCAACCACAAGCCATCGATCCGCAATGTCGACGAGGCAATGCGGCGGCGCCTGCACATGATCCCGTTCACGGTGACTATTCCGGCCCACAAACGCGACAAGCGTCTGCCGGATCGGCTCCTGGCGGAACGCGACGGCATTCTCGCATGGGCGCTGCAGGGCTGTCTGGAATGGCAGCGGACAGGTCTGAAACCGCCCGCATCGGTCCTTGCCGCCACCGAGGAATATTTTGAGGCCGAGGATGCTCTGGGGCGGTGGCTCGAGGAGCGCTGCGACCAAGCTGCGCATCTGCAGGACACCTCCCAGCGGCTCTACGCTGACTGGAAGAGCTGGGCGGATGCGAACGGCGAATTCCCCGGATCGAACAAGCGGTTCTCCGAGACCCTCGCCAATCGCGGATTTGCGCGCGCCAACACCAGCAAAGCCCGAGGTTTCCGGGGGCTCGCACTGCGTCAGGCCCAACCCCAGACCAGCCCGATGGAGTTTTGAAAAATGCCAGCAAAATCAACATCGGTGACGGATGTGACGGATCGTCCCCTTATAAGCGTTACACGCGCACACGCGCGCGCCTCTGGAGGTGATAATAGGGAACCCGTCACATCCGTCACTATCCGTCACGGGGCTGTCCTTGCCCTCGATCTCGGCACCAGTACCGGCTGGGCCTTCCGGTCGCCCGACGGCCACATCAGCACCGGGACGGTGTCGCTGAAGCACACCCGCTACGACGGTGGCGGCATGCGCTATCTGCGCTTCCGTCGCTGGCTCGAGCAGCTGGATCTCGATGCCGGCCCCATCAAGGCGATCTACTTCGAGGAAGTGCGTCGCCACGTCGGCACCGATGCAGCCCATGTCTATGGCGGGCTGTTGGCCGTGCTGACCGCATGGTGCGAGGAACATCTGGTTGCGTATCAGGGCGTTCCTGTCGGCACGATCAAGCGGTTCATCGCCGGCAAGGGCAATGCCGACAAGGCGGCTGTCATCGCGGCCGTCCAGACACAGGGCTTTGCGCCTGCCGACGACAACGAGGCTGATGCCATCGCCATCCTGCTCTGGGCTATCGAGACCCGTGGAGGTGTCCGGTGAGCGCGGCCGGTTTGCTGAAGCGCGTGGCGCAGGTACTGGAAGATCGCGGCGCTGCCTACGGCGATCCCAAAACCCAGATGGAGGCCATCGCCCGGCGCTGGTCGATCACCCTGGGCACGCCCGTGACGGCGCAGCAGGTTGCGCTGTGCATGATCGACCTGAAGCTGGCACGGCTCGCCCACGACCCCAACTATGCTGACGGTCCGATCGACGTGATCGGCTATGCGGCGCTCATTCCGGAGATTATCCGTGGCTCGCGGTCGTAAGCGCAAGGCGGGCCGCCGCCATCCATCCGGTAAACTGGTCCAGCCCGGGAAAGCCGAAACCCAGCGCGAGGCGACCGCGACCGTGCTTGAGGCTCGTCAGCGCCATTACGGTGTGACGGCCAGGCAGGCCAAAGATGAGCGGCTGGGTACGGCGCTGGGACGGCTGGCGTTTGCAGGGGCCATCACAGCAGAGCAGTTGGCCGCAGGTGAATTGTACGGGGATCTCATGGCGCGCAACCGCGGGGTCATGGGGCTACCGCGGATCCACCCGCATTCCGCTGCTGGGTTGATGCTGGATGAAGGCATTTTCGGCCAGAACACGAACGTGCACGAACCCGAGTTTGTGGAAAAGGTCCGCCGGCGGGCAGCAGCAGCAATTCTGATGGTCAGGACCTCAGACAGCGATGCACCGGCGTCGTCGGGGCGCAAGCCGAGCATCCTCGTGCATGCGATTGCGTGCTACGAGACCGACGCCACAATGTGGGGACAGGCTGACCTGCGGAACCTCTGTCACGGCCTTGACGCCTTGTGCCGGTTGTTCCGCATCGGCAGTGACAGTTCGTGATCAGATTAACCCGCCCATCAAGTGAAGTAACAAACTGAATCTATTATAGTATTGTTGGATTTTCATTGACCAATCTTGGTCGTTGCTGTAGCTTCCGAAATATAGAGATGCGAATTGCGCCCGGGGCCTGACGGTTTCCGGGCGCTTCTCGTTGCAGGCGTTGTGCATGGCTGAACGGCAACGGGGACGTCGCGCAGTTGCGCAGCGTCTGCGACGATTACGTGCCGAACCGCTCTGCCGGGACTGCGCTGCCAGGGGCATCGTCCGCGAGGCCACCGTCCCCGACCACATCGTTCCGCTCACCAAGGGTGGCAGCGACGATGACAGCAACATCCGCTGCCTCTGCGCCGAGTGCCACCGCACCCGCACGGCCGAGCAGTTCGGGCTGCGTCGCACGGTCGGCACTGGGCTCGATGGCTGGCCGATCGGCTGATCCCCCCGGGGGGAAGTCGAAACTCTGGGGCCTTGGGAGGGGAAACCGCGCCTGGCCCAAACTTTTCACGACCGCGAGTTAGCGACCGGGGGTCACATGATGGATTGGCCGGCAGACAAGGTCGAGCGCAAGAGCGTCTCGGCACTGGTGCCCTATGCCCGCAATGCTCGGACCCACAGCGAGGAACAGGTGGCCCAGATCGCCGCCAGCATCCGCGAATGGGGCTGGACGGTGCCGGTGCTCGTCGATGAAGATGGCGGCCTGATCGCAGGCCACGGACGAGTGCTGGCGGCGCGCAAGCTGGGCTTGACCGAGATCCCGGTCATGGTCGCGGCAGGTTGGACCGAAGCCCGGAAGCGGGCCTATGTGCTGGCCGACAACAAACTGGCGCTGAACGCTGGCTGGGACGCGGAATTGCTTCGTGTCGAACTGACCGATTTGCAGGCCTTCGACTTCGATTTGGGGCTCACCGGCTTTTCCGATGACGAGCTGGCTGCGCTGACTGCGGTAAAAACCGAGGGCCAGACCGATCCCGACGAGGCTCCCAACCCTCCGGAAATTCCGGTGAGTTGCCCGGGCGACGTCTGGCTGCTGGGCAAGCACCGGCTGATGTGCGGCGACAGCACCAGTGTCGATGACATGGAAAAGCTGACCGCCGGTCAGATGGTCGACATGTGGCTCACCGATCCGCCGTACAATGTTGCCTATGAGGGCGGCACCAAGGACAAGCTGACCATCCAGAACGACAACATGGCTGACGACGAGTTTCGTCAGTTCCTGCGCGATGCCTATGTCACGGCCAGCACGGTGATGAAACCGGGCGCGGTGTTTTACATCTGGCACGCCGACAGCGAGGGCTACAATTTCCGGGGCGCGGCGATCGATGCCGGTTGGAAGATCCGCCAATGCCTGATCTGGGAGAAATCATCTCTGGCACTGGGCCGGCAGGATTATCACTGGCAGCACGAACCCTGCCTTTATGGCTGGAAGGACGGCGCCGGGCACCTGTGGGCCAGCGACCGCAAGCAGACGACCATCCTCAAGTTCGACAAGCCCTCGCGCAATGGCGAGCACCCGACCATGAAACCGGTCGCGCTGTTCGAATACCAGATGCTCAACAACACCAAGGGCGGCGATATCGTGCTCGACAGCTTCGGCGGGTCCGGCACCACGCTGATCGCCGCCGAGATGAACGGCCGCATCGCGCGGCTGATGGAACTGGATCCGCGCTACTGCGACGTGATCATCAAGCGCTGGCAGGACTTCACCGGACAGGCCGCAACGCTCGAAGCCGACGAACGGACCTTCAATGAAATCGCCGGGATAGTCAGCAGCGATGATTGCGCCAGTACCGATCCCACCGCAGAGCCCAGCCGCCCCTGACCATTGCGCAGGACAGATCACCGGACCGAGGTGAAACGCACCAGGCCGCCGTCCGCGCGCCGCCGCCGCTGCCTTCGGAACGGCAGGTCATCGCCGGACCCTGGACCAGAATATGCCCCTCGCGGGCCATCCCGACCGGACGCCCGATGAGATTGACCAGCGCATCGCGGGCTTCTTCGGCTGTGGCGCGCGGACACGGGTGTCCCGGCCGGCAGCTGCCATCCATCTCGCGCGCAGCAATGCCGGACAGGCGGATGCGCGGTCCTTCGGCGCACCAGATCGGCCCGTCGCCGTCCCAGACCCGGGTCGGCGTGCAAGTGAAAGACTGGCCCGAGGGCGCGGCGGCGGCGGCGGCAAAGAGCAGAAAACTGAAAATCGTCGTGGCCCCTGGTGTCGAAAATGGAGGGAATGGATCGCGACGCATAGTTGAAGGACATGCGCCATGAAACCCGGCACCAAACCCAAGCCGACATCGCTCAAGCTGATCGAGGGCAACCGCGGCAAGCGGGCAATGAACCAGAAGGAGCCGAAAACTACTCCGGCGCTCCCATCAGCCCCGCCGCATCTCACCGCTGATGCGCTGGAGGAATGGAACAGGGTGGCAGTCTGGCTGCACCGGATCGGCCTGCTGTCCGAAGTCGATCGCGCGGCGCTCGCCGCCTACGCGCAGGCCTATGGTCGCTGGGTCCAGGCCGAACGAGCCATCGCGAAGATGGCCGAAAAGGACCAGCTCACCGGCGGGCTGATGATCAAGACCAGCAACGGCAACGCCATCCAGAACCCGCTCGTCGGCACCGCCAACAAGGCCGCGGCGGACATGATGCGCTACGCTGCAGAATTCGGGATGACGCCCAGTGCCAGAACCCGCATCGCCGCCGAAACGCCAGCGGAAAGCGAAGATCCCGCCGATCGTTTCTTCGGCTGATCGCACCACCGCTTACGCTCGTGCCGTTATTGCCGGTGAGATTGTTGCCGGTCCGCACGTCCGCAATGCTTGCCGCCGGCACCTGGATGACCTGAAGCGCACGGACGGTATCCGCTTCGATGCCGCGGCAGCAGCTCACGCCTTCGGCTTCTTCGAGGACGTGCTGAAACTTTCCGAAGGCCAGTTCGAGGGCCAGCCTTTCCGGCTGGAAGGATCCCAGGCCTTCATCATCGGCTCGGTCTTCGGCTGGAAGCGCAAGGATGGCCGCAGACGTTTCCGCCGGGCCTATATCGAACAGGGCAAGGGAAACGGCAAAAGCCCGGTGGCGGGCGGCATCGGTCTTTACGGGATGACCGCCTGCGGGGAAGCCGGCGCGCAGATCTATGCCGCGGCGGCAAAGCGCGAGCAGGCGGGCATCCTATTCGCCGATGCGGTCAAGATGGTGCGGCAGTCACCGGCACTGGCAAAGCGCCTCGAATTCTCGGGTGGTGCGGGACGCGAGTTCAACATCGCCCATCACGAGTCCGGATCTTTCTTTCGTCCCGTGTCGCGGGACACCGGCAGGACCGGTTCGGGGCCGCGGCCCTATTTCGTTCTGGCCGACGAGATCCACGAACTGCCGGACCGCTCGATCATCGAGATGCTGGAGCGCGGCTTTAAGTTCCGCCGCGACCCGCTGCTGTTCATGATCACGAACTCCGGTTCCGACCGGAACAGTGTCGCCTGGGAGGAGCACGAGCATGCGATCAAGGTCGCGGCCGGCAATATCGATGCGGTGACCGACCCGACATACGTCGGCGAGATCATCGACGACACAACCTTCTCCTATGTCTGTGCGCTCGACGAAGGCGATGACCCGCTCACCGATCCGTCCTGCTGGATCAAGGCGAACCCGCTGCTGGGTATTACGATCACCAAGGAATATCTCGCCGAGACAGTGGCGCAGGCGAAAGCGATCCCGGGGCAGCTCAACGGGATCCTGCGCCTGCACTTCTGCGTGTGGACCGATGCCGAAACGGCCTGGATGACCCGGGCGACCGTGGAACCGGCGCTCGCCGATTTCGAGATTACCGATCATGCCGGTGCCCGGATATCGCTGGGGATCGACCTCTCACAAAACCGCGACATCACCGCGCTTGCGGCGGTGGTGCAAACGGGCGTGGTGGAGTCTGGCGAGCACGCCGGCAAACCGCTGTTCGATGGCTGGGTGGAGGCCTGGACGCCGGGCAGCACGCTTGCCGCGCGCGAGCTGCGTGACAAGGCGCCCTATGCAACATGGGTGCGAGACGGGTTCCTGCATGCCCCCAGAGGCGAGAACATCAGCCTGCGGCAGGTGGCCCAGGCGCTCGCCGACTATAACCGAATGTTCGAGATCAGTGCCGCCGCCTACGACCGCTATGCCTTCCGCCGGCTGGAGGAGGAGGTCGCGGAGCTGGGGCTCGCGATTTCCTTTGTTGAACACCCGCAGGGCGGCACCAAGCGCGGCAAGCCGGCAGACGGAATGAGCGAAGGGCTGTGGATGCCGGGCTCGGTGCGGCTGGTCGAGGAAGCGCTTCTCGAGCGGCGGCTTCGGCTGAGGCGAAGCCCGGTGCTGGTTTCTGCAATCATGTCGGCGGTTACCGATGAGGACCGCTGGGGCAATCACTGGCTGACGAAGGAACGCGCCGTGAACAAGATCGACTGCGCTGTGGCGCTCTGCATGGCTATGGGGGCTGCAATGGGCAGCTTTGTGCCCGTTCCGGTGTCGCCCTGGGACGATCCCGACTTCAGGCTGATGGCGTGATGGGCTGGCGCGACTGGCTCGGGTTGGAGCAGCGATCCTCGATCGAGAATCCGACTGTTCCGGTCAGCTCGGAGAACTTCCTGGCGCTTTTCGGCGTCCAGTCCGGCAATCTGCCGCACGTGACCATCGACAGCGCGCTCACGGTACCAGCGGTCTCGGCGGCCGTGACCTTCCTTTCCTCGAGCATGGCGAACCTGCCGCTCCATGCCTTCCGGGTGAAAGGGGAAGGCTCGGAGCGCATCCGCGGCGGCATCCAGCGTCTGCTCAATGAAGCGCCGAATCCGGAATGGACCAGCTTCGGCTGGCGCAAGTACATGTGGCAGCAGGTCTTTACCGGCGGACGCGGCGTATCGTGGATCGAGCGCAGCGGCACCAGTATCGTCGCGATCTGGCCGATGGATCCGGTGGCGACCGCCGTAAAACGGATCGGTGGCCGCAAGTTCTACGCCTTCGAGGGCAAGGCGGCAGCCTATCCGGCCGCCGACGTCATCGACGTCCCTTATCTTCTGAAGCGCGATCAGCTCGGTTCCTACAGCCCGATTGCAAACGGCGCCAAGGCGATCGCGTTGGCGCTGGCGATGGGCGACTATGCCGGTGACTTCTTTGCCGGAGGCGGGGTGCCCCCGCTCGCCCTCTCGGGTCCCCTGCCGCAGGGGCCCGAGGCAATGAAGCGGGCGATGGGCGATATCCACCGCGCCATCGAGGCTGCCAAGGCAAGCCGCAAGCCGGTGTTCCCGATGCCTCCGGGCCATGACCTGAAACAGGTCGGGTTCGATCCCGCCAAGGGGCAAATGACAGAAGCCCGGCGCTTCCAGATCGAGGAGATTGCCCGGGTCTATAATTTGCCGCCGGTATTTCTGCAGGACCTGACCCACGGGACCTATTCAAACTCCGAGCAGCAGGACCTGCACCTGGTCAAACATCTGATCGCGCAGTGGGCGAAAGCCTTTGAAGAGGAACTCAACCTCAAGCTGTTCGGGCCGCGAGCGACCAATCGGTATGTCGAGCACAATCTCGATGGCCTCATGCGGGGCGACTTTGCCGCGCGTATGGCGGGGCTCGCTCAGGGTATCCAGAACGCGATCCTGACCCCCGATGAAGCCCGGGCGCTCGAGAACCGGCCGCCGCGGCCGCAAGGGGATCAACTCTATATCCAGGGCGCGACCGTGCCGCTCGGCAGCAATGTCGCGGCCGCCGATACGGCATCGAACGGAGATACAGCATGATCATGGAACGACGCGCGCTGGTTCGGCCGCTCGATGTGCGTGAGCAGGCCGAGCAGCGCACCGTTGTCGGTTACGCGGCGGTATTCGGCAATCCCGCGGATATTGGCGGCCAGTTCCGCGAGATCATTGCGCCCGGTGCGTTCCGGGAGACCATCGGCGGCGATGTACGCGCGCTGATCGATCATGACAGCGGCAGGGTCATCGGGCGCACCACGGCAGGCACGCTGCGTCTCGTCGAGGACGATCTGGGCCTTGCGGTCGAAATCGACCTGCCTGAGACGCAGGACGGCCGCGACCTCGCGACGCTGATCGCCCGGGGGGACATATCGGGCATGTCGTTCGGGTTCATCGTCACCCGCCAGCAGTGGGACGAAACCGGCGATATGCCGGTCCGCACCATTCAATCTGTTGATCTGCGCGAAGTCAGTGCCGTGGCGTTCCCGGCTTATGACGGCACCTCGATCGCCTTGCGCGCTCTTGAATCCGCCCGGCGGGAAAAGCGCCAGCACAACTTCCGGGCCGCCGCCAATCGCGTGCTCGCCCGCAAGGTTTCCATCGACCTGCGTGCCCGCAGGCTGGTGAGTAAAGCTTGAGGCGAAAGCCTCGAGCCCAATTGAACGGCCCGCCATTTGCGCGGGCTTTTTTGTTGGAAGGAAGATTTGATGTCCCAACTGAAAGAGCTTCGCGGTCGCCAGGAGCAGATCGTTGCCGAAGCACGCGAGCGTCTCGACCAGATCAATGCCGCCACCGATGAGTCCCGGGCCGCCGAACTGGAAACCCAGCACGATGCGGCGATGGCCGAATACGACCGGCTCGAGAAGCAGATCACGCGCGAGGAGCATCTCATCCGCCTCGAGCAGCGCGCGGAGGAGTCGCGCGCGCGATTGCGCCCGATCCCCGACGACGCCGAAGCACGCAGCCAGGACGACGGGGCAAAGGTCGAATACCGCATGGCATTCGCGAAAGCGATCTGCGGCCCGCTGGAAGACCTGACTGCGGAAGAGCGGGCCATCCTGCACAACGGACGCGCCGAGTTTCGCGCGCAGACGGCGGGCACGACCACTGCGGGCGGTTTTACGGTCCCCACCGAGCTGTCGGGCCAGATCGTCAAGTCGATGCTGGCGTGGGGGCCGATGTACGACCCTGGCGTCACTACCGAGATGGTCACCGCCAGCGGCAATCCCATCAAGATCCCGACCGTTGATGACACCGCGGTGCCGGCGGTGAAGCACACCGAAGCCAACGCCCTGACCGACGACGGCGGCTCGGACGTGACCTTTGGGCAAAAGTCGCTCGATGCCTATGCATACGACACCGAGTTCATTCGCTGGAGCTGGGAGCTCGATCAGGACTCCATCTTCAGCATGGAAGCGCTGCTCGGTGAACTGCTCGGCGAGCGCCTTGGCCGTATCGCCAACCAGGAACTGACGATTGGCGATGGAAGCGGCGATCCGAACGGCATCGTCACCGCCTCCAGCCTTGGCGTCACCACCGCCTCAGCGACCGCGATCGCCGCAGACGAACTGATCGACCTCGTTCATTCGGTCGATCCAGCCTACCGCACCGGTCCGAAGGTCGGGTTTATGTTCAATGACGCCACCTTGAAGGCCATTCGCAAGCTGAAGGATGGCGAGGGCAATTATCTCTGGCAGATGGGCAACGTCCAGCAGGGGGTGCCCGGCAGCCTGTTGGGATATAACTACCACGTCAATCAGGCGATGGGCTCGATCCCTGCGTCCGCGGCGGCAACCCGCGTCGCGATCTTTGGCGATCTCGGAAAATACTACGTCCGCAAGGTCGGTTCGCCGGTGATCGGCGTGCTTCGCGAGCGGTTCTGGCCCGACATGGGCATCGCTGGTCTGATCCGTTTCGATGGCGAGCTGGGCGACACCGCCGCCGTGAAACACCTGATCACGAAGGCTTCGTAAGCCAGGACGGGCCGGCCGTCGTGCCCGCCCGATTTGTCACCGTCACCGACCCATTCCGACGAAGGAAATTCCTTATGAAACTGAAGATGCTGGTCAGCCTTTCTGGGCCGGCCATCTGCCTGTCGCCCGGCGATGAGCATGATTTTTCCCAGGACGAGGCTGCGGCGCTGATCGAAGCCGGCTATGCCGTGCCTGTCGTTCCGGACAAAATCGAGCGCGCGATCGCCAGAAAGCCGGCGGAGCAGCGCAGCGCATGACCTGGTATCCGCCGGTGGTCATCGTTGCGGCGGCTGATGAGCCGGTTTCTCTGGCAGAGGCCAAGGCTCACACCCGCGTCGATGGGAATGATGACGACACATCGCTGAACAATACGATCGCTGCAGCCCGCGCATATGTCGAAGCCTATTGCGGCACACCGCTGGTGAGCCGCACCGTGGCGGTGAAGTGCGACTACTTTCAAGACTTCGCTGTTCTTCCGCTGGCGCCGGTCTCGACCATCTCGTCGATCACCTATCTCGAAACGGCTGCCGGGACGCAGACGCTGTCAGATGATTTATATGAGCTGCGCTCCGATGGTCTTACCGCTTCGATCGTGCTCCAATATGGCCGGTCCTGGCCAACGATCCAGCCTGGCTCCCGGATCACGGTGACGGCGACGGTCGGCTATGCGACGCTCCCCGACGACATCAGGCACGCCATGCTTTTGCTGATCGGTCACTGGCACAAGTACCGCGAGGCCGGCGCTCGCGAGGTAGCGGACATACCCCATGGCGTAGAATCGCTTCTGGCAAATCACCGGATGTTTCCATGCTGAGCGCGGGCGACCTCAACCGGCGCGTCACATTCACGCACCGCACCGTGACGGAGACCGATCCGATCTACGGCACGCCGATCTATGGCTGGGCCGACTTCGCGACGGTCTGGGCAAACGTGCAGGACAAGCTCCCGAGCCGCGGTGAGCAGATCGCGGACGGGATCAGCATCTCGAGCCGACCCTGCCGGGTTCGTATCCGCTACCGCAGTGATCTCGACAGCAGCATGCGCCTCAAAATCGGGGAGCGAACCTTGCGCATTATCGCCGGTCCTGCCGAGCTGGGCTTCCGGGAAGGCGTCGAGTTCATGGCCGAAGAGCTGAGCACCGAAGGGCAAGAGCCCTGACGCGGTCGGATCGTCAGACTTGTGCTGCGGCATATACGACAGGGCTCATGACCCAGCGCTGGACGCCCGGATTCCATAATGTCGAGAACGGGGGCGGTTACCTGCCGGCTGGCGAGTTCACCCGGCGTTTCCACGAAGATTTCACGCTGTGCTGCGTCGTGCAGAAGTTCCGGCGGACGCCGTGCGTGCAGTACCACTTCGAGGTCCTGACCGGGACGTCCGAGCTCGCTCGCGAGGCGCTGTTTGCCCATTATGCGACCGGTGTGCGGCAGAAGCAGACGGATTTCGATCTGACGGCCGGGCATACCCTCGATGCGGCCCCGGGCGACATTACCATCGTAGGGAGGCTGCGCTGATGGCCCCCAATCCCCAACTTGATCCCGCCGTGGAGATTGCCCTGATCCGAGCGGATCTCGAGGCCATGCAGGAGGACCTGAAGGCCGTCCGCAAGGAGCTGAAGGACCTGCTCCAGGCCTGGAACACGGCGACCGGCATGGTCCGGTTCGTCAAATGGCTGTCGACCTTCGCGACCGCGCTCGCCGTCCTTTACGCAACCGTTAAAGGCCTGTCCGGCCGCTGACGCAGATCAGTGCTTGCCTTCCCGTTCTGAAAACCATGCGATCGCATCGCGCACTGTTTCGCGCAGGGGGCGCGGGTTCCAGCCAAGTTCGCGTCGGGCCTTGGCACTGTCGAGCTCGCCGAACACGTCCGACAGAAACACGGCGTCAGTGCTGACGAGGTAGTCCTTGCGGCGCAGCAGCTTCATCACGCCTTCGATGGCCCAGGCCAGTGCATAGGACAGCCGGTAGGGCAGGAACAGCGGCGGCTTCTTGCCGCACATCTCGGTTGCCATCGTAAAGAAGTCGCGGTTGCGAACATACTCGTTGGCGATGATGTAGCGCTCGCCCACCCGGCCATGGCGTTCCGCAAGCAGGGCCGCTTGAGCGGCGTCGCGTATGTCTACGGTGGGTTGGCCAACATCAAAGTTGATCGGCATCTTGCCGCTGGCAACTTCCCAGAGCGCATGGTTGTGTGGAGTCGGGCCGTAATCGTCGGGTCCGTAGGTGTTGGCAATACACATCGCCACACCCGGCAGCCCCTTGTCCCGGCAATAGGCGAGGAAGCGGTTCTCTGCCTCCAGGCGCGCACGGATATAGGGAGGAGCGCGGTCGAGCCAGTTGAACGGGATATCCTCCGTCACGGGACCGTCGGGGTTGATCCCCAGCGTCCCCATGGTGCTGGTGAATATGAAGCGCTGGATGCCGCATTCCAGCGCCACGTCCATGGCGTTGACCAAACCGTCGACGTTGTTGCGATAGATCGGTGTCGTGTCGGTAAGCCAGAAACGAGGATCGACCACGCTGTAGAAGACCGTGCCGCACCCCTTCGTCGCAACACGCAATGAATCAGGATCGAGAACGTCCCCATAGACGATCTCGACCGGCAATCCGCTGATCGCCTCCTGGTTGCTGGTCTTGCGCATCAGTACTCGAACCTTGCGACCCTGAGCCGCCAATTGCCGGACGATGTGGCTCCCGACAAAGCCGCTACCGCCGGTGACGAGCGTGGGCAGGTGGCTGGTGTCGGTCATGGTAATCCCCCGCTTGCGGCGCATCTCTGTGTAATGCGAGCCGCCAGTCATGCTCAGTTCCTGTTCCGCTAGAGCAGGGCGCGCGCTCCGCCAAGACCCGGCCTGACAAACGCGATGACCGCGCTCGCAGTTCTCTACGCCACCGTCAAAGGCCTGTCCGGCCGCTAATTTCCCGGGAGACATCCATGAAACCGCTGCCACCGGCCTATGGCTGGATCGATGACCTGTGCCCGCTGCCGAGGATGCTGGATGAGGCCCGCAAGCTCTACGGCACCTTCGAGGTGGCCGGGCCCGCCGACAATCCCGTGATCCTCGGATGGGCCAAGGAGACTGGCCTCGCCAGAGTCTACAACGACGATGCCATCCCCTGGTGCGGCCTGTTCATGGCAGTCGTTGCCAAGCGTGCGGGCAGGCCAGTGGTGGAAGGCCCGCTCTGGGCGCGCAACTGGGCGAAGTTCGGGAAGGCCGCCGACCGGGCCCAGCTGGGCGACGTTCTGGTATTCCGCCGCGCGCAGGGATCCGGCCATGTCGGGCTCTATGTTGGCGAGGACTACGGCGCGTTCCACGTGCTGGGCGGCAATCAGTCCGACGGTGTGACCATCACCCGGATCGCGCGGGACCGCTGCATTGCTATCCGTCGGCCGGCCTACCGCAAGGCACCTGCGAGCGCGAAGCCGGTTCAGCTGGCGGCCAGCGGCGTCCTGTCCACCAACGAGGCCTGACCGGCCACTACCATCAACAACCCGTCCGCCCGCGACTTTCGCGGGCTCTTTTGTGGAGAAATGACATGGAAGAACTGAAGCCCTGGTGGGCATCCAAGGCCATCTGGACCGGTGTAATCGGCAGCCTGTGGGGCGTGGCCGCTGCGCTCGGCATTCTGCCCGAAGGGCTGACCCAGGCCGACGTCCTGACCGTCGTGCTGGCGCTGACCGGCATCGGCAGCGTGGTATTTCGGAAGACGGCAAAGGCGCGGATTGGGTGATCTCAAACTGACCCTGCAACGGAGCCGATTTCGGATTTTCTTGACATCGGAGCCGAAAAGTTCGATCTAGCGGTTGTCTCACCTGCCATGCGTAGGAGGAGCATTCGAGGCCGCCCGGGCTAGCTTGGGCGGCTTCAGCCGTTTTAGAGCATACGGCAGATTGACCCGACGAAAGGCATCGCGCTCCTTTCGAAGCTGCCTGATCCGGCCGCTCTTCTCAGTGCAGTAGGCCGTAAGCAATAGCCAGTGATCCTGGCGCTGCGCCAAAACCACCAGATATTCCTCACGATACCATAGTAGCGTGTTGACCACGGTACCGCGAGTATTTTGCCATTCGTCGATTTCGTCGTGGCTCGGCGCATTTTCAATCATCCAGCGCACCCAGCGGATACGTTCGCAACGCCGAAGGTCCGGTGTGCGATCGTCCTCCACGCGTCCTTCTTGCACCAGGTGCCAGAAAGCGGCCCATCGCCCCGCAGTTTCTGGCGATCGACGGCAAGTAACCCGAGCATCCCGAAACGTGAGACCGCCGCGCGCGATCTCATTGATAAAGACGTTGTAGAGTTCGTTCTCATAGCGTGCCCAATCGCCGCCAAAAGCGGTGAACGGGATCAAATCGGGTGGCGTCATCCAGCCGTCTCCCGCGGACGCCAGTGCAGGATGTTGAACTTGGTGGCAGCGAAGGTGGATGTGCGAGTCAGAGCATCCGGCCCAAGGGCCTCCTGGAGTCGGGCAATAATCGCAGTTTTCGCTGGACTACTCGCAAGGCCACGGTTGGCATAGGTGAGCGCCCCGATCAGTAGGTCGGCCAGCTGTAGCAGTTCGCTTTCATGGCTGCGCACCTGCTGCACGCGTTCAATGGACTCCCGGCTGAAGTCGTAGAGGCTGTTGGCCAGCACATCGTGCAACTTGCGGGTCTTTGGCCCACCGCGCGTATCCTTCACGTCGAGATAAATGCGATACCGATGCGGCGCACAAAAAATCTTGCTGAGCATGGTGAAATACATTTTGTAATACCAGTCATCATGGGACTGGTCGAAGCGCGCATGATCCAATAGCCCCTTGTCAGGGACCACCAGACCACGAAATCGGAGTCGATCATCGGCAAGGAAAAGGTCGATGAGCGCCAGATAGAAGTCTTTCTTGGCGGGTGAGACCTTCGTCCATTTTGCCTCGAAGGACGAGGCCATGCCATAGGCAGACTTTAGTGCTCGGATGTTGTCGGTGACTGCGCGGATCGCATCTGTGGGGCAATAGACTGCACCCCAGGCCATCACAGGCACGCCGTCGTGTTCGAGATGACAGCTCTCGTCGCAGTAGACGTTGTAAATCCGCGCTTCGGTCAT